GTGGATGTTTTAATATCAAACACTTGATTTCAAAATCAGAAACTTGTTTCTTGTCTATTAATTCTCTTGTGGTAGTTACCTGTTTGACCGGTCCAAACAATCCCTCTAGTACAAGTTTATGAGTTTTTGTGCCATCGAGTGTTCCGGTAAGTCCTATACGATATTTGGCATTGATGCACGATGTCAATATTGATGTCAAAGACTGTGCTTTGAATAGATGAGCCTCATCTCCAATTACATAATCGAACTGTTCAAAGTATTCTTTAGGTTGTTTATATAAAGATTGCCACGTAGATATAGTCAAAGGTTTATCTGTGGTCTTTTCTTTGCCTTGGTAGATACGGTGTATTTGATGTTCTAAAGAGCCATCATTATAATCACCAAAGTCTGAGAATAACTGTTCAACCAAAGATGTTGTTGGAACTATAATCAAACCTTTTAGATTTTGATAATCATATAGTTGTCTAAAGATAGTATAAATGATTAGTGATTTGCCAGATGCCGTGGGTGATAATAATAATGCACGGCGAGATTGCATTGCATGAATAAATGCATTTGTTTGGTGTTCACGCACACCTATCTTTTCACCACGAGAATGTAGGTTTAATTCATCAAAGAATTTGTTTGCGTGGTATACAGAGAACTGGTCTTCTACGTCTAGATTATCTTCTAGTATTAATTCGTAGCCACGTTCTTCGCAAAATAATTTTAGATACGATAATAGTCCAATGTATAATTGGGAAGTTTGTAGATTGAGTAGGCGTATCTTGCCATCCCAAATTCTATTCTTGTATGCAGGTACGAATTGATAACCTGGTACCATGAAAGTAAAGTATTCGGCAGCCTCTTTAATAATAGAGCGTTCTGCAAATACTTTACCATATACTTCATTAACCTTAGTTACAATTACTTGTTCAGTTTCCGCCATTAATAAATTTTTCCCATGATATAAAATCACGGAGTTGCCACGTTCTTTGTTTCAATTCATTCATAATCGATTCAATTACCGAAACTACTTCTTCGTGATATACTTTTTTTTCTAACAGTTTAATTAAATCACCGTCAGCCTCTAAGTATGTATTGATGTCGGATTTGAGGGTAAACTGAAACGGTTCCCAACCATACTGTTCAAGTTCTTCTTGTGACATCTTGCCAGTATAGTATTCCCATTTCACTTTTCTCATGCGTAAATAATCAAAATGTGCCTTCTTAGAAGCAATCTTATGCTTTGTAAGAATGGTTAAGTATTTGTTGTGTAGTGTTGGAATACGAATGAGTTCTTTGCCAGGTTCTGTCTGGTCAATCTCAGCATCTTTCTTCCAGTAATCTAAAATTTCTTCAAGTTTTTCCATAGTATAAAACCAAAATTAAAAATTCATTATAACATAATTGATGGTAAATGTCAAGCGTTATGCTGGTAAGAAAGTAAAGTATTCGTACATAAATGTGGCAGTTGCCGTGATGATATCATCTGCATTTGATTTGGTATCAAATTGAATATCACCTAAAGATACCGGTACTGCATTAAAGAATTGTACAGAGAATAATGGATTGTTTAATGCCGACATAATAGACAATATACAATCAGAATAACTTTTTTGTGGTACATAGTATGCACCAGTTTGTTGAGCTATCAAACTCTTTCTTTGTGATTGGTCTGGTGAACCAAGTGCAAGAAACCACTCATACATTTTTTGCCAATCTTGTGCGCCTTCATTGACTGTAAATGTAATATCTAAATGATTATAATTTATCTTAGAACCTGCAATTGGTATATCAAGTGTAGGTGTATTGTATGTTGCGTTAGCCAAAGATACGCCAGGTATATTTACCGATTGGCAAAAATACTGAACGTCAGGAATTCTATCAAACATCAATAAGAATTTTGATGCTTGTAAGTAATTCGTGTTTTGTGGAAGTCTATTAGTAACTGTCATATAGGTATTTATGAAGCCAAAAAAAAGGACCCCGAAGGGTCCTTTTAAATGTCTCTCTTGATGGAGACTTCTTGATTACATCAAGTTTTTGACGCCAAATATACGATAGTATACGTTAGTACGTGAGTGTAGACCACCTAGACCTTGTGTTAATCCTTCTGCAAATGGATTTGCTACCATGCCGTAACGAGTCTTGAATCCAATTTTTGGTTGGAATGTGAACTGGTCAACTGCACGAACCATTTGTAACGGTACGTATGGGCAGTAGAAAATACCTGCATCGTATGGTGATGAACCTTTGTAACCAACTGTTACTAATTCTTGGTTAGATGTGTAACCACCGAAATATGGATCGATGTACACTTTGATACGACCATGTAACATACCAGCAAATGTATTGCCTGTATCGTCAACTTGTAGGTCAGCAGATAGAGCTGGTGTGTATGATAGAACGCCTGCCATTGCCATTGCAGATGCAACGTCAGAAGAAACAATCAATACGTTACCTTTACCTCTACGAGTCTGTTTTGCAATAACGTTAGCATCACGTTCGATTTGGAAAATCAAACCTTTGAAACGTTCAACCGACCAACGACCGTTAGAGTCTGTATCTAAGTCGAAATAACCAGCAGTTGTTGTACCGTATTGAGCACCTTGCACAGCAGATGTGTAGATTGTACGGATAACTTCACGGTTAATTTCAGAAAGAATCTCAGTAGAAAGAATGTTTGACAATTCTGTTTCAGCATCCAAACCGTGGATTGCTTTCAAGTCTTGTGCAAGTTCTAGTGAATATTCAGCTTTCAATGCACGGCTTTGAGCAGTAACAGTAACTTTCTCAATAGAGAATGCCATTTGTTGGAAAGCAGTGTTGTTGTCTGAACCTAGATATTCAGCAGTTGCTGTTGGTAGACCAATACCAGTTGTATACGCATTAGCTGTTAAGTTAGCAACTGCGCTGTTTGCTGTATCAGTAGTATTTGAACCTTGGAAACCGTATGGGTTTGCAGAAGAATTTGCACCAGTGAAGATTGTGTTTGCTTCATTGAAGAATGCTTCTGTTTGACCTGATGCTTGACCGTTGTAACGAGCACGCATTGCGAAAATCAAACCTGTTGGACCAGTCATTGGTTGTACACCAGCAACATCATATGCAATCAAGTTTGGTAATGCACGGCGAACTAAAGAAATCAAGATTGGGTCAAAGTTTGAAACACCACCAGTAACGTTGGTTGGACCAGCGTCAGAAGTTTCGTTCAACATACCTGCTTGACGATTAGTTTCGTTCAATGCCATTTGTTGGTTTTCCAAAACAAGAGCTGTAACAGCACGCTTGTATGGGTCTTTAATGGATTCTAATTCTGGATGGTCCAAAATTGGTTCCCATTTCTTTTGTAGTTGCTCTGTTAGATACATTTAGTAGTCTCCTTGTTAGTATCTTTATTTGGTATTTTATTTAGTAAATTAATTACTTAGATACCGTTTTAGAAATTGTTTGTGCGTAAGCTTCCATTAAAGAATTTTTAACTTTCTTTTCTTCTTCAATGTCTACTTCTTCATCCAATGCAGAGTTATCAGCCGCTTTAACTGGAGTTTTGAAATAAGATTCTTTCAATGTTGCCAATTTATCAGCGAATTCTTCCTCAGTAGTAAATTCCATACTTTCTGCAAGTGATTTCATTTTTTCTACTTGAGTCTGCGTCAGGCCTTCACAAGCTGTGTAAATAGCCTCAATTTTTTTCTGTTCGTTTAAATCTTTTTTCAACTCAATAGCAGCTTTAATCTGCTCATCTAGTTGTAATTCTAATTCTTCAACTTTGTTTGTTAGACCTTCTACAATGTCCACTTTTTCAGTTGGAATGTCAATGTAGTGTTCAACAAATAGATTCTTCAAACCATCGATAAAGTCTTCAACGATTTCAGCACGTAGACCTTTTTCGATTGCAATTTGGTTCTCTTTTGCCCATTCTTCAACAAAGTAAGATAGATAGTCGTCAACTTTAGTTGCCAAATCTTCTTTAATTTCTTCAACAGCTTCTTCAAACTGTTCTGCTAAACTTTCTTCCATTTCAGTAATGATTTCTTCAGCAACAGTAACAACACGAGATGTTACAGCAGCTTCATAAATTGTAGCAGCTTTCTGTTTGAATTCTTCAGATAGTTGTTCACCTGCCATGATAGCTTCGATGTCTTCATGGTATGATTGGAATGTAGCGCCTGGATTTGCTTGCATCATTTGTGGTGCAAGTTTACCCATAATGCGGTCACGAATTGAATCGTAGTCTGTTGCATCTGCTTTAACTGGAGTCATAATGTCTGAACGACCCATAGTTTGTTGTGGTTGACCTTCTAACTTAGCAGCACCAACGCCATCGTGTTGTGAACCTACTGGAGGTGTTGCACCTGGAGGTGTTGCAGTTGGAGTACCTTTTGTATAATCAGGTAAGTTATTGTCTTGTGTTGACATTTCAGGTGACTGTCCAATCATACCAACATCATTTGTTCCGTATGCTGTTTTAGAGTCAACTTTGTCTTGACCTACCATACCTTTTTGTCCTTGTGTGCCTTCATGGCCACGCATACCCATTTTTGATTTGATGTTTGAATCAAATGTTGATTTTGAGTCTTCAGCTAGAATTTGTTTAGCGGCTTCAGACAGATTAAATTTTGCCATTTTAAAAATCTCCTTGATTTATATTGGATATTTATATTTAAAGTTTTTTCAGGAAGTTTTCAAAGATTTGTAGACTAACTGTATCGATATCTTTCTGACTAGCTTGACGAATCATTTGTCTTGCTTGGTCGAAATGCATCTCTGTCCACTTCCCATCTACTAACATCCATTCTTTTCCTTCCATTATGCCTTGCACAAATGCATCAGGCGCAGAAGGGTCTGCTACAATATCTGCCGCTGTGGCTAGATGAAAATCATCTTGAACTACGTTTACACCATTTACGGACTTGAGAGAACCCATACCTCTAGATGATACACCAATTTGTGCACCGCCTTCGATAAGATTCTTAACAATGGTACCCATAGGTGTGTCAAGAATTTTTGCTTTGCCTATCCAGTTATTACCCTCTTGGCGTAACTCAGTTGTGATGTGAGATACACGGTCAAGGTTAATAGTTGGTGTGTCTGGATGTCCCAGTTCACCAAAGGCACGGTTTTTATTTACGTATTGATTGACATAACGACCAACTTCTTTTTCCATAATTTCTTTAAGATACTTACGGCCGTTACGATTAACCACTTCTGCTTGTAGAAATGGTCCTTCTATGAAAAGACTTTTCTTGCCGTCTTTTTCTTCGGCAAGATAGTTAACTGTTTCGAATACTTCTTTAATTAGTTTCATTAGATTTTCCTTATGGCTTAATTGAATATTGGCCATAGTTAAATGCAGCAGGATCATTAAGTTGACCACGTTGATACTGAGCATTGTCTTTACGTAGAGAAATAATTAAAGTGTATGCGGAGTTAGCTGAACCGCCAGTTGTGTATACACCTAAGTCTCCATTACCACCAACTGAGTTGTTTGTGATAGATGGCAATTGTTCTCCTAAACCAAATTCACCTTGGCCTTGTAGGTGGAAAATAGTTGCTGAGTTTGCATATTGGTTTGCAGCAGATGAACCACCGCCATTCCAAAACAACTCAACAGAACCTAATGTACCAGATACAGGAAAGTTAACATAGTATTTTAGACCAGTTAACTGTAAATTATATGTAGATAGTGCTGTGTTTGCAGAACCACCTTGATTGTTTGCAACCAAATATCCGTTTGTTGCCAACGCATTACTCAAAGTGTTTGCTTGAATACGAACATTATTGGCTTCGTTTGAAGAACCATCAAATGTGCCTGTTAACTTAATAACAGCATCTGTTGTGGTATCTCTCAATACTTGGTAAGTAAATTTGTTTGCCATCTTTTATCCTATTTTAATAGTCTGCGAGCAAAATCAATTGCTTCAAAAATATTGTTCTCTGCCATAAATCTTAATTTTTCTTTGTTGTTCTCATTTAATTTTGAGTAAGCATTTAATACTGATTTTGCTTGTACTAAAGAAATTTGCTTACTATCAATAATTAAAGAACTCTTATTCTCAACAATCCATTTCAGTTTTTCAATAACTGAAACTTCTTCTTCTGAAACAGAAACTATC